TCGGGGTCGGTAGCTTCCAAGGTCATTTGCCTTGTTAAGTTAATACTACCTTCTGCCCAAGGATTAGCGACACTTCCGGCTCCAGAAACACCGGTAACAGGTTTTGCGCCCATTCCAGCTTGAGTGCTTGGCTTGAAGTGATGCTCAAAGCCGGAGCCAGGATTTTTTAACTTGGCCAGATAAACACCAAGATCCTGCTCAACGCCACCGTCAAGCACTTTGACGGCACCGCCTTCAGACTTTTTCAGATTGGATTGCACCAACTGAAGCATCTGCTCAGCATTGATTGCTCCAGCCTGACTAATTGCAGCCAACGCTGAATTCTTCATCGCTGCAGTTTCGTTAGACACCCGAAGATCGTCCAACTGACGTTGCAGTTCAGAAATTTGCTGGTCCTTTTGCTGGGCAGTTTTGTTCGCTTCCTCCCAAAGGTCTTTCCATTGACCCTGATCCTCAAGCGTTTTCTTTCGTTGGTCGTCTTGTTTCTTGTAAACCTCGTCCAGCTTGCCCTTGATGCCTTGGAACTTTTCCTCAGCTTCAGCGGCACGCTTTTGCAACGCCTGGATTTGCTGCTCGTAAGCAGAAACATCGACGTTGACGGTATTTGCAGTCTCAGCCACGGGCTGTTCAGGTGACACCACGGGCGTCTCCTGGATGACTTGTTCTTCCATTACTTCAATGAAGTTACTCTTCTACTTTACTAGCCTTTGCTTTTTTGGCGGTAGGCTTCTTTGCTGCGGGCTTTTCTTCTTTTTTGGGAGGGTTGATTTCCTCGAAACGAAGTCCCATGGGAATGAAAGCTATTACTCTTCTACTTTACCGCTCTCTTGAGTCTCTGCTGCTGTAGGCAAAATCTCGCCTTGAACCAGCATGTCGCGGAACTCTTCACGGCTAATAATCTGGTCTTCGAACAGCTGACCCATCGCCGTAATGTCCTGACCAATCAGTCGTTGCAGGTCAAAATCACGGCTGATCTTCACCTTAGGCGGTTCAATACCCAAGTAATTAGCAGCCAAGTCATAAGACTTCTGCAGGCCAGACTCCAGATCCATCGACACCATCGACAACATTGAGTTGGTGTCAATCCGATCCAAGCGACGGGCATCAGCAGATTCAGCAACAAACTTCTGCTGACTCAGTGTGCTGATCCCGAGCGTTGCCATCTGTTGTTGTAGCTCCTGTATCTCTGATGTCTGCGCTTCGAACGCGCTAGATGCAGGCTCCACGTAATAGACCTTGTTACCCGGCTGGGTCGCCATCGCGTAATTAACGCTGATAGCCATGTCCTTCGTTTGGTCATCCCAGCCTTCGAGGACGAGCATCGGCTGTGAGGCGATGTGGAGACTGTGGATAAGATCTGCTTGCCGTTGATAGTGCGCCAGATTGAGGTGAGCAATGTCCAGCAAAGGCGGCTTACTGGTCATTGTGTCTGTTTTATTCGCGTAGATCGTTACCAGTGGGATTTGATCGAGCGAGAAAGGACCAGTTTCAACCAGTTCATACTCCGCCGTAGCGTCGGATTGATCGAATGCAGAGGGGTATGGGAACTGCCCTTGCATCGCTTTTTTCTGCTCCTCTTGCCGGAAGACGCGATAACGACCTGGCTCAATGACACGTACTTGGTCATACACCTTTTCGCCAAACTCACCGTCAGGGACTACTGCCTTTTCACCGATTCGAACCTGTGTAAGGTTTCCATAATTGGTTTCGCGGTCCAGTCGCCAACCGTAGATCTGAGTGGGATCCACCTCAATCCAGTAGGGCCGACGATTAAGAGCACGCTCTTCTGCAAGACTTCTCGCACCCGAAGGCGCAGGAAAGTCAACCAGCGTGTGACAGTGCCCATACGTCAGGGCACAGATCAAGAGTCGTCGAGCGTATTCATCTAGATCCGACCCACATCCATCAACGTCCTTATTAAAGACCTCTGTCCAATAAGGGTCGCCTTCAATGCTGATTGGTTTGCGAAGGATTAAGCCAGCTGCCGCTCGAATCAATCGTTGCGTGTAAGGCGTAAAGACGGATCGGTTTACACGCGCTAAATACGCTGAATAGTCTTCGCGAGGCTCTAAAGGCAAGAATGCCTCGCTGTTTTCGCGTAAATACTCCGTGCCGCTTACAACGGCTTTCATGATCTCCCAGCCTTTCATCTGGTCGATCACTGCCCGTGTACGGACAAATGGACTGTCAGCACTCCCCGTGTAGGAGCTGCTGACCAGATGGGTCCTTACGAGCCCTGGGACGGAGTAAGTCATGTCACCATTTTACTTTGTTAGCCCAATATGCGGCACTGGTTTTGCCCTTAGCAATGTTCTTTGCGTGGCGCTTTTTGAAAGCAGCTCGCTTCTTTTTCATCGCTTCACTTTCGCCTGCTTTTGGCTTGCCAGCAGTCTTCGCACCTTGCTGGCCAAACCGAATCAAACGATCCTTGCCGTTTTCTTTGATTACAACAGCGTGAGATTTGCCGCTGGAATGGCCTGGAGTGGCGATTGGTTTGTTATAGCCATCAAATGTATGGCCACCGCGTTGGATTTTGGCCATTACTTTTTACCTTTAGGCTTACGACGTTTATGTTGGTAGCCTATCTTCTTTGAGCCGGTTTTCTCGCGCTTAAAGCGAGCTTTTTCAGCAGGAGACATCTCTTTGGTCGTTTTTGGCGTCTTGTCCGACACTCGTTTTGACGGTCGGCACGCTGGATACGCTCTATCTTCGCCTTTGGAGCGGCCACAAGGCTTCCCGGTCTTTATATCGACCCATTTCTCGTC